GTGCCACTCTCGACTACACAAAGCTCGAGAGTCGCGTCGAAAGTGAGGGTATATCGTTTTTAACGATAACCCTTCCCGCTTTCTGCAAGGACTTCGATAGAAGTCTCGAACAGGAGCAGGTTGACTCCAGCCTGTTTGCCGGTTTTTCTAGGCAATCAGGAGGGCCCCTCCCCAAATTTCTGGGAGGTTTCCTTCGTCAGATTTTCGACGTGAAGAGTGGACGATTGCTCGATGAACCAAGTATCGATTGCATCTTCTCGATACGTCAGTTAACACTGATGTTCGGAAAGATCCTCATTCCTTGCAGCGATGCAAGGTTGCGAGGCGCGATACGAGGGTATATCGAGTGTGAGCAGGAAGTTGCCAGAGCTGCTGTGTGTGGCCCAGATGAAGTCTATTCAGACTTCAGGAGGGTCGCAGCTCTGCTATTCGCTGATGTCTTCAGTGAACTCGAAAACGAGCTCTACGAAGGCAATCCGTTTTTGCCAAGACATGGTCCTGGCGCTACGGTTGACAGACTTCGCGGCAACGCGAAGTTTGACCAGCGAGAATGGCCCACCAGATTGGAGAGCATGTTCGGTTTCCTTGAACATGCCGCTCCTAGCTGGAGACTCGGTCTTGAGAAGATCGAGTCTGGGGCCGTCAACTTCCTCGAACCGGAACAAGAAAGACCTGTAAAGGTCATACTTGTTCCAAAGACGCTGAAAACACCCCGCGTCATAGCTGTTGAGCCAACCTGCATGCAATACATGCAGCAGGCCATCGCTATACCGCTGGTAGACCTTCTCGAAAGCAGTGTCGTCGGGCGGAACGTCCGGCGGAATGCAATCGAAGGTCAGATCGGTTTTACCGATCAGGTGCCAAACCGGCTCCTGGCGGAAAGCTCCTCTGTTACCAGAGAAGCGGCGACACTCGATTTGAGTGAAGCTTCCGATCGTGTTTCCACGAGACATGTAGAGTCCCTCGTTTCTCGTTGGCCCCTCTTACAAGAGGCGTTGATGGTTACGAGGTCCTCGAAGGCCTCGGTCCCTGGACATGGTGAGATCACCTTGTCCAAGTTCGCGTCCATGGGTTCAGCCCTTTGCTTTCCTGTCGAGGCAATGGTCTTTCTTACGGCCATATACCTCGGCATTGAGCGAGGGCTCAATCGCCACATTACGCGTGGTGATGTTCTGTCACTGCGCGGCAAGGTACGCGTCTACGGGGACGATTTGATCGTCCCTGTAGATAGTGTGCGCCACGTGATAGAGGTCTTGGAGCTGTTAGGCTTCAAGGTGAACTCTAGCAAGTCTTTCTGGAACGGCAAGTTCCGTGAGTCTTGCGGAGGGGATTACTACGATGGGGCGGACGTTACACCTGTCCGAGTCCGTCGTATGATCCCTTCCACACGTGCTGACGTATCAGGAGTGGAGAGCCTAGTGGCCCTCCGCAACCTCTTCTACACAAAGGGGATGTGGAGTACTGCGAAGCACTTAGACGAAGTGATCGCGAGAGTGTTACCACACTTTCCGATTGTGGAGTCAACCTCACCTCTGCTTGGTCGGTGGAGCATACCCTTTAAGCCTATGGCTGAAAGGATCCACCCGGATCTGCATATTCCACTGGTTCGTGGATATGTAGCCCGACCAACTATCCCTAGCTCTAAAGCTACGGGATATGGTGCCTTGCTCAAGTACTTCCTTAAGCGCGGCGAAGAGCCGTTTGCCGATAGGAGGCATCTTGAACGTCAGGGACGTCCGAGGGCCGTCGACATCAAGCTCTCGTGGATGCCCCCCTACTAAAGTAGGGGGGGAGGAATAGTTCGTCACTATTCC